CTTGTGTAGACGGTTTACCTGACTTGGTGCCCCAGTCTTGCTTCGTCCACTTCTTAAGACTCTTTTGAGACTTCTTCAATGGCATTACTTGTAACCACCGCCTGCATCTTTATAGGCCTTCGCTAACATTTGAGCTTTACGCGCCGACCACTGCCCCGGCTTGCCGCCTTTGCTTCCAGCCTTAATCCTATTGAATTGACGCTTACGCATCTCAGGCTTGGTGTAGTTTCCAGCCTCGTTAACTCTAGACTTTGACTTCTTTTTTGCAGGCTTCTTTGCTGCTGGCATCTTAGGCAATCCTTATAATCGCGTTACTTGCATCAGCGGTAGGGAACTGAATAGTAAAATCACCAGCGGTTGATGTCTTGTCTCCACCAAACGCAAGGCTACATACCGCAGGGTCTCCGGAGGCTGATTCATTGAATATCAGCGCCCCGTTTGCCGTAATTGTGCTGCTAGAAAATGTCAGGTTAGCAAAATCTGTAAACGCTGTTGTGCTGGAGGTCGTTGGGTCAACACGGGTCAGTGCGGCACCTTTAGCCGTATAGCCCGTGCCAGATACCTCGTTGGATGTCGTATACGCAGTTGTGCTTGCATTTAGAGTTGCAGAGCTTGTGTACAGGGCTAGATTGAAGGTGCTTCCACCAGTGTTTTTGAAGTTGTGTACCGCCTCCATAAGCTCTTTCTTGAAACTTGTACACATTGCACTCGTAATAGACATTATAGCCTCCTAATTATATCAGCCATGTCTTTATGACCTTGACGATCTAGTTCGGCAATCAGCGTGGTTCTATCGCTCTTTATCGCCTCTTTAATGTATCTCAAGACTGTAACTTTAACAGCCTCTTGGAATTCTTGTGCCTGTTCCGCTATGACGGGATGACAATTGCCCCCTACACTAACAATGCTGTCTGCGGCTGACTTGGCCCAAAACTCAGGGCTATGGCCGCCATTCTCAGTTGCCGTGACAATAACGCTGCCAACTTCCATAGAAAGCATTATCTGTTGGCCCTTACGGCTCCAGCCCTGTAGCTATCAGTGGTGTTGTAGCCCTCACCAAGAGCCTTTAACTCTTCTAATGCCTCGTTATACCTTGTCGCATAAAGCTGCATTAAATCCGGGTCTCCCTTCAAGAAGGTGTAAGCCTCCACCAAGCAACCATAAAGCAACGCATTTTCTGCGTTTGTGCCTAGCCAACTTGTCCCATCGCTAGCAACGGTAATTGACTCAGGCTTATAGAAGTAATGTATTTCAGCAGAGTAGTTGGCGTTTGGCGTTGGGCCTAGAATAAAAACTTGCTCATTGAACAAAGCGTAATGCTTTGGCACCCCTGTCGTAGAAGCCACAGGGTAAGCTTCTCTGATGAAGTTAACGTCCTTACGAATCAGGAACTCATAGCCACTGTTATCTATTGACAAAGAATACGTTGCCAAAAAGTCAGATGGCACCGCTAAGTACTGGTTGGACTGAGTTGTTGTCCCTGTAGCGTTCTTCCTAAAGTCCGGCAACTGAACCGACTTGAGTATTCTTTCTTCTGCCTGCGTAATAATGGTTGGCAGGTCAGTAACGAATGTGGATTCGTTTGACTCAACGTAGTCCTGTATTGCTGTTTTAAGCGTTGTGAATGTAAATGCCATTAGCTTGTACTCACGGTCACTATGCCAACGCTACCAAACATATCCAAACCAACTTGCCCTACTGGGTTGAAGGAGGTTAACAGTCTGCTTTGATCCAAACCTTGATCTGGTCTTGGGTTTCTCAGCGCCTGCGGATCGTCCATACGAATCCTGCCAAGCTTAAGCTGTGGTTGATCTGGGCTGTTAACGTCACGACCAACCAAAAAACCAGTAGGCCTGCCGTTTACGATTTGAGGCACAAGGTCTTTTAACGGGTATCGAAACCCTGTTAGGTCGCAGTAGCCGAATGCATGTTTACCACTAGCGTAAGCGCCCATACGTTAAAACCCCGGTGCTATGTAAATAGATGCTTTCTCTCTGTCAGCATCAGCAGCTAAGTTCCACTGCTCCTCATAATCAGCCTTCAGCACTGATGATCTAGATGCTGCGTTTGGAAATTTAAGGCTTAATTGGTAAGACAGACCTGCAACCAAGCAAGGCAAGAACCTAGCTGGTACGTCCATATTGTTTGAAGCCGCAGAGCCTGCATCATCGATGCGCTCTAAGTAGTAATAAACAAACGTATAGGACGCACTATCTGGCACAGGCCAAAGGTTAACCGTGATCTGTGCTGGCGCTTTGTCTATCTGATACTGCAAAGGCTTACTTTGTGTAAGCTTGTTTGACAAATGAGCGTACTGACTTACAGATATCCTGCTCAATGTTTGATCTTGTTGGCTAGAACTGTCACCCGCATTGGTGCGAACAAATGCTTCTATGATGTCGAATATCTTTGCATCTAGTGCGTAAGCAGACGTTCCTTCAGTAAGGGCTTGCGTACCCTCTTTGACCGTCCACAGGTTTAGGCCTCTGTTCTGCCATTCCAGCATAAGCAGGTTAATGCTTCGTCTAGCTGTGCGATAATCATAGCCGCTACGAAGCTCTAAACCAGCGCGTTCAAAAGCCTCCTCCATAGCATCAGAGAGGTCTAGGTTGAATGCATATGTGCCGCTAACAGCCATCTAGATCATCCGACCTTTGGTTTTGCCTCTAATAGCCATGCCATCAATAGACTTTACCTTGCCGCCAGCTTTCATCCCGTCCATGCCGCCAGTACCGCCTGTGGCAGACATGATCTTTTGCATACGCTGTTCTTCAGCAGCATCGGCGGCTTCTCTTTCTAACCGTCGATCTTTCTTTTTATCTCGTCTGTTTTTTAGATATCCAGCAAGAGGGCTTATTGCAGCTAGAGGCTCTTCTGCAATGAGTCCGACCAATCCACCGCCGAGTATCCCAAGATCTTTCTTTCCCATTACGGCCTCCTAGCCTTCTGCTTCTTTTTAGAAACACGCTTCTTTTTAGATGGCGCGTTCTTGATTTGTTTACCCATCTGCGCTCGACTGATCGCCATTAGCCTCTGCCAAACTTCTGTTTTTGAGATTTAGGAGGAGACTTCTTGCTGCCTCCCTTGCCACTCCAAAAAACCTTGTTTGCCCAGTATGCGGCACTGGTTTTGCCCTTAGCTATGTTTTTGCCGTGCCGAGCTTTGAAACTCTTACGGGCCTCTGCGCTGTAATTGTGGCCCATCTTCTGGTCACCAAAGCGGATGATCTTCATCTTGCCGCCATCGCGCACAGCGACTACAGCCTTCTTGGTTTTATGATTAGGGGTGCGTTTAGGTTTGTTGAGGCCGGTAAGTCCGACCTTTTTTAGCCTGTTCTTTTCAGCGTCAGTTAAGCTCATTTCTTGCGTGACCTGTTTTTTGATTTAGACTCTACGCGAAGGTTCTTTCGTTTGTTGTTGAGGGCATTGCCGTCCTTGTGATGAACGTCTTTGCCGTCACCCTTCTTAACCTTGCCAGAAGCAGCCATTTTACGCCGCGCTGCATTGCGACCCGCACGGCGCTTCTTCTGGTCTGGTTTAGAGTGAAACTCTTTGTACTCTTCTTTGTAGTTTCTAGCCACAGCTTGATCTAGAAGTGCTTTCGCACCTGCATAACGATGTTGTAAACATCACCGCTAGAGTGACCAACAGTGGTAAACAAAACGTCACCGTTTACGCCAGAACCCGCATTATTGGGTATTCCTGTAAAATCAGAAAAATCCAGCGTATCTGCCCAGTCAGCGTTAAGCTGCCAAGCAAGCACGTTAGTAGACGCATTGAAGAAGATTTTTACACCCATACCAATCGTTGAGTAATAAATCTTTTGAATGGATACCTTCGTGCAAGCTGCTCCAGTTACAGGGTCAACGGCAAGCGCAGAGACATCTATCTTAGCAACGGCGCTTTCACCAGAACCATCGCTAACATTTGTAAACCTAAAGATGGCAGTGTTGCCGCCATCTTGAATAGTTTGGGTTGCTACTGCATCAGCCATAACCGCCTCCTATTACGCTATCTGAACGTACTCAATGATGAACGTAAAAGAACCTGCCGTTGTAGCATCAACCGTGTTGGTGATGTTGCAGAAAATAGTTCTTGCAGTATCTGTGTATTGAACAGAAGCAGGTGCCGTAGTACCGCTTTGGGTTTGTAGAACCAAGGAGGTGGTTGTTACGTTGTGTGCAACAACAGTCGTGCCGCCGTCCAAAATCTCATCGGTCACTGCCGCAACAATCTGTGCGCCAGAGCTAGATGTACCAACTTCATAACCAATGTCACCCGTACCAATAACTGGTGAAACGTCACAAAAGATCTTGATGTCAGTAATAATTGTGTTTGCAGGTTGCGTAAACTCACCAATAGCTGGGCTATCGCCTGCTGTAGTGTTAACAGTTACGCCTGTTGCGTATCCAACGTGTTTTACATACTTACCCGTTACGATTCCGGTAGAAGCAATATCTACTACGTCAGTAACTACGCCTGTAGTGGCGTTCTTTGAAATAACCTTGAAGCCATTTTCGGAGCGAACTGCTCCATTGAAAGTTGTATTACCCATTTTAGTCTCCTGTCTGGGTTAGTCCAATTGCTCCACACGGAACAATCAGTCAGGAAAAGAACAAGGGCCACCAATTGGCAGCCCTGTTCGATTGCCTAGCTATTAGCTAGATCCGGGCGATCCGTAAATTCCCAACGGATCTGATACGCCGAATGAGTATCGTTCACGCGCTTTATAGCGCACGTTACCCGTATCGAAGTCACCATCCATCGACGTTTCTAGCGCAGTACGCTCAAACATCTTCATACCGTTTGGTATGTCAGTGATGATGAAGAACGCATTGCTGTCAGTCAAATAGTGATTAACAGCGTAACCGCCGGGGATTGCACCCATATTGCGGATAGCGTTCAGATCGTTGTCAGCCGTGCCGACACGCTGAGTGGTCTCCAGCAGACGATCTGCCGTAAACATCAGTGCAGGCGGTACAACCAAGCTACGAGGACGGGCTGCGATTAACAGTCCACGCTCATCTGTGAAGGCTGCAATCTCAATGATTGCCTGCTCCAGTGAGGTCTCGTTCAGGTCAGCACCAGTAGATGGGCGGTTGGAATTGGTTCCACCGTTCACTAATGGGTGCGAAGCGTTGAACAACGTAACACCGTCTCCAGATTGGAAGCTGGTGAAGCCATTGTTAAGCGGATTCGCTGCTTTAACCTGCTTAGTGTAGGCCATAGCCCGTGCCAAAGCTTTCGTGTAGCGAGCCGAAAGAGAATCGTAGAGATTGTCTTCCATCGCTTCCTCGGTGATGGCGAAGCCCATCGCTATCGTCTCGTGATTATAGCGAGCCGTGTAGCTTTCTTGAGCCGAATCATAAGAGATTGCAGCACCTTCAGCCTTAACGGGAGCAGCACCAAAGCCGCTCAGTTTCACTTCTTCCTCAAAAGAACGATCAGAACTTTCAGTCTCATAAATGAGAGTGTGTTCATCTTCGTATTTCTCGTACTCCAAACCAAACAGAGCGTTAAGCCCCGGCAGGAGTTCTTTAAGCATTTGCGCTCTTGAAATTGCCATTGCCTAATCCTCCTTAAACGCCGAGCTTGGTTTCGTAAGCATGGCTCAAGGGCAGATAGGTAACGATGCAATCTGTGAACGCATCACCTACGGTGCTTGATGGGCCATCTACGAAATCAACGACACGCAGTGGTAGTGTATTA